TTGCTCAGCATTATGCCAATCAACGGATAAGATGAAGAGTTAAAGTTTGGATATGGCTGTGCGTTTGAGCTTCTTCCGTTGTTCTGAGTTAGTATCTCCAATGACCCAAAGAACTCAGCAGAGTCAGTCAATTGGTCTGTGCTCGCGTAAGCATTAAGAGGTTTCCACGCAGGAGCTACACCAGGAAATCCTACTTGAGCAGCCGAGAAACCTTCATCAATAATATTTGCGTCCTGAAACCCATATTCTCCCTCGTTACTTCTAGTGTTATTTAGAGCCCCAACATAAGGAACTTGTTTGTAACCCCCCTCTGCACCATATTGGTTCAAAGGGTACAAAAGATTGGCAAGTACTGGTGTATCAATTAACGAGTCATCAGTGTCAACTGGAGACAAATCCCTCTGGATAGTTTCGTAGTTATAGGGGGGGTTGGGAAGTTTTGGTGATTTCTTGTAAGCCAGTAAGTTTCTTGCCACAAGTTTTTTTCTAAAAACTTCGGAGCTAGGAAAATCTAGTGGGCTTGCCATTTAATCTTTTATTTATAAATAGGAGTTTGTTTATTTTTTCAACTCTCTTATAGCAGCATCGGTTCTTGCTTTAACTATCTGATATATGTTGTCCTTCACTTCTGGATTGTTGAATATAGAGAATATTTGCTGGTCTGTTAAGTTATTTGGGGTATCTACTTTGATGTTAATGTCCCCCATTACTTCAACTTGACCGGTGACCGTTGCTTCGCCTGTTTCTCTTTGTTGTCTGGAGTAGATTTCCCAGCTCTTGTATCTTTCATCTTGTCCTTCACCAATTCCCAATTGACGGAATCTTTCTCTTCCAGCTTCCATGTTTTGGAACGAGCTTACCACATTTTGCAGTCTTGAAGCAACATCAAGATTTACAGCACCCTCTTCAATACTTCTTTTTAAAGCATCTTGGAGGTCCTCAACACTTCCTTTTCCTTTGATTAAGTTTTCTGCAGCACCTTTGAGAACATCACCAGCACCTTCAAAAGCTTGTCTAAACTCTTTGGTGGTAGGAATAGCTTCCGGTCCATATGCTTCCGAAGCAAAGTTATCAAAACCTTCTCTGAGACTTTCTATTCCTCTTGTAAGACCGGTTTGACCAGCAATAGCATAACCCAATCGCAAAGGAAGTGCTGCAATGTCTCTAGCTATTAATTGGTCCGTGTCAAGCTGAGCTCTGGCAATTTCCTCCATTGTCTGGGGTCTAAGAGCCGCTTGTTGCTTGATTTGTTGGAATTGAGCATCGGTTAAGTCCTCAAGAGCTTTGGTTTGTTTTTTACCCTGTTCATCTTGGAATTCTACATAGAACCTACGGTCCTCTCCCATTTTGGCCATGTTTGCCACCAACATCTTATCCTCTTCACTTCCTTGAACATCAAATGAGATTTGACTCAATCTTCTATCCAAATCTGCTGCAGCTAGTGCAGTCTTGGTCATGTTCTCATAACTCAATCCAGTTTGCTCTTGGAGTTCTTTTAATAAACGAACTCCCCCAGGATTAATTCTGAAGTTTCCAGTTTTTTCATCAAAGATTGTAAATTGCTTAGCTAACTCAATAATTGAATCCTGCAGACCTTCTGGGTCGTTGATTGACTTATCCATTAAAATAAATGGGTCAACTAAATCTCCAGAGGCAACACCTAGACGTTGAAATGCAGATGCCATTTGAATTGCACCTTCTGGGTTCAAAACCTTATCAGCAAACTCAGCTGTTTGGGTCATGTCGAACCTTAACATTGAAGCTTGAGCTGCCATTTTAGAAAGTCCAAGAACGCCACCTTCAAAGTTAAAACGGTTCATGTACTCCATCCGGGAAGCTACATCACCCATTATAGTTCTGGCATTCAAACCAATAGATTGAATATAATCAACAGAATCCTCTGTTGCTTCTGCAATGTTGGACATTTCAACCCCTGCTATTGCAAAACTTTCGGTAATTTCAACAGCAGTTTTACCCAAATACTCTGCAGTAGCAAATATTTCAGTAAGGGTTTCTCTTGATGCTACAACATTTCTTCTTGAAGCTTCTGCTATCCCTGTAATAGTAGCACTAACATTCTTTGCTTCACCACCTAAACGAACAAAATCTGCGACGCTATCGGAAACAGCAGTGGAAAATTCTAAATACCTAGTTCTGGTTTCACCAAAGCCACGATTGATATCACTGATACCATCTTGAATTCTGCCTATGTTTCCCAAAAGGTCTGCAGACTCCCCAATAAGTTTCTTGAACATTTCGGCACCGCCAATATTCTCTTCCGCCATCTATGGTACTTTCAATATAAATAGAGTTTTTTAGTTTTTCTCATTCTCTCGAACCCATTTGTCCAACATATATTTCCGAATAAAGATTGGCATATTCATAAAATCTGAATATGAAAGGTGGAAAAGTTTTGACAGATAGTAGAATTCATCTATCTGCCCTTGTCGGTAATCAGAAGAAAGGGCGAAAAAAGTCAACCCCGAAGCCGATGTTCACAGACAGCTTTTCTCCTGACGGGGCAATAATAACCCGATTCATATCCAATCGAGGCTCGTTTTCATTCATGAATTTTTTTATCTGTTTTGAATCAGCAAGTGGCATTGCTTCGATAAACTTGTGAATTTCTCCTTTGTCGGTCAAACCATTAACAGAAACAATTTCTTTTTGCAATCTCCAAGTTCTCACAGGGGCAATCCTTCCTTGTGGATACGTTTCGGTCATGTTTGAAATTTCTGTTGTTTCACCAAAAGAAAGTGGTTTGAGTTTCACATTTGCCCCTGAATTCTCCAAGTTGATACTAAAAGTTCCATCAGCATCTGGTTCGATACCTTTCTTAATGTTAAGCTCATCTAGACGCTCTGTTGCTGTGAATTTCTTTCCTGATTTAGGGTCAGTCAAATTTAGCTCAATAGTTGGTCCGAATGCTGTGTTTCTTAAGAAAACTAGAATAGCTTCGATATCTCCTTCGAGAAGTTCTTCTGGTTTAAGCCCTGGTTCGTAGATTTTCGCTCGGAGAAGATTCAAGGTCATGTCTTTACCACCAGCCATGAGAATATTTTCGTCACTCGCCGTAAGGTATCCTACCTTAAGTGAATTCTTTTTATTCTTATAAAAAACTCCTTGAGAAGGGAGCGGGACAACATCGTGAGGCAGTGAAAACTGCTGTTGAGAATAATTTAAAGTATCTTGGTCCATAATAAAAAAACCGTAGAGTGCGGCTCTACGGTTAAATATACCAGATTAAAAAAGTAAATAAATAATTCTTAGTAAATCAATACACAACGGTCCATTCTCAATGTTGTTGAAATGGTTGCAAGGCCATCTTGAGAATAGTTAAGAGTGTTAAAGTTAACGTCGGTTAGGAATGTTCCGTAAAGAATCCACTTTTCCACAACTACACCTGTTGGGTCAAGCATTTCCAAATCGATATCTTTTTTGTAACCTGCAGCGTATCCCATACGTCCAGTCACTGATTCAGCATGAAGACGAACCCACTCCATCAAAGCTTGTGCTGCTGAAGGACCAATTGGGTCACGGAATGTTACTGGAATAGTCTGCCAGTTAAATCTACCCGCTACGAATGTTGAAGTATTCAAAAACTGAATTTCAGTAGGGTTGATGGTAATGTGTGGTCTTGCAGTAGATTCTACAAACCATTCGTTAATACCTAAAGATGAAGGAAACCTTAGAATGAACCTGTTTTGTCTTTTTGGTTCATAAGGAATCGGCATTTTCATTAATAAATCCGCCATCGTGTTTTCTTATTTTTTACTTTTTATCGTTTATTATAAATATACCCTTTGTGAAAAACTTTTTCTATTTACTTTTTCTGCTGGTCGGATAAAATTCACATATAAGTATTAAGTATTAGTTACTATAGATTAGTTATTAGTTCTTAATTAATTCTTTTAGTTATTTCATTTCTTTCTTAATACCTCCTTTAGTAGAATATACATTAATAGGTTCTTTTATACTATTAAAGTAATTCTGTATACTTAATACGTTTTTTTCATCATCATCAGAAAAACCAATAGTGGGTTTCTTTGGCAAAAATTTGTTGGCAACGTCTTTTTTAAGAAAAGCACTTTTTTGTAATATAACCGCCATTGCCTTAACGTATTTTACAAAATTTGCCATCGCTAATACTTTTGCTTCCTCAGGGTTTGCTGCTTCTTCCTCTACACCAAAACTTACTGGATTGTATCTATTCATCTCGAGGTAGGACCAAATTAGGTCTTCATCGCTCATATTTTCTTCCCCGGTAAAATCTCGATATTTTTTTAAGTTTTTGACCAGCTCTTTTTTTGAGATGCCACCAAAACCATCGTTGATGTAATTGAAGATAGCTTGTTTTATAGTTTCCGGATTGTGCCCTCTTGCTGTGATGATAGCAAAAATGGACCCGTTATTTACAGCTTCCTTAAAATCAGTCCAAGCAGGTCCTAGTTTAGCATTCATTGCATCAACAAGAAAATCTCTATCCCCTTCCACACCAAAAAATCTAAACGGTTCAGCTGCGTAGTTAGATACTATGGCTCCGTTGTATTCAAAATTTTCTTTTCCTATTTTACTACGATATGTAGCGTAATCCTCGGTAGACATTGGAATTTCTTTACCTTCGGTGTCCAGCAGAATAATTTTGGTGGGCATGTGCACCAAGTTGTCGTCCCAGTCAAAAGCGTAGTATTTGAGGTCAGGGGTGCCGGTTTTAAAAGACGACTTATGTTTTGTTTTCATTGTAGAAATGGCAAAAAAAGGGTGGGAAAGTCATTTTTCCCACCCCAAAGATATTAAATATTTTCGAAAGATGCTCCAGTAGGAGTAATCAAGAATTCGATATCTATAAATTCAAGTGCCTTCGTTGGTTTCAGATAGATTTTACCAGTCAAAGTATTTCTATCTAAGTCCTCAGGAGTTGAAGAAACGGTTACGCGGAAGTCATACAAACCACGGTCTCTTCTGATTGAATCCAAGATTGGGTTAACCGAATCCAAGAATTGTTGTCTTACGATTTCATCATTTTGTTCGAACAGAAGTCTTACAGCAACAGCAGAAATCAACTTTCTAGCTTGTAGCAACAATCTTCTTACATTCAAACGATTTAACGCAGTGTCTCTAACTTGGAGAGTTTTGTTACCCCAAATTACAGTACCCACGTCGGAGAAGGTAGCAATTGGGTTGATACGTCCTTGGTAAAGTGTATCTCTATCCTCTTGAGTTAGTTTCAATCTTGCCTTAACTGAGTTAACAAGACCTCTTGTGTAACCCGCAGATGCAAACCATGGGAAAGAAATGTTGTCAGTCAATGCTAAGTTTCTACAAACTTGACCAGTTGGTGGAATGTAGATTTGAGTATTGTTGACCGTGTCTCTTTCGAGTATCCAGGGGTAGTAAGTTGCCGTATACGATGAGTCAATTCCAGTTTGGTCTAGATTATCTACCGCAGCTTGAGGGTAAATAATTTCGTACTGAGAAGTACCATCAGGAGTATACATGTTATAGTCAGGTGTAGTTACGATGTAAACCGCATCTGCTCTTTCATTCTCCACCATTCCGATAGCTAATTCACACAAGTTAGAGTTGTTTACATAATCAATACCAGGAGTTGCAAACACGTTAATGTTTGTTGATTCTGGGTTATTGAATGTCAATTGACCCAACAAGTATGCGTAATAGTCTGTGTTTGCAAAATCTTGTGTGTTGTCTCCAATCACAATTCTCTTGAAGGTACCATCACCAGATGCTGTTGGGTATCTTTGAGTTGGTGTAGAACCTTGCAAGTAACCAGAAGCGCCTAAAGCAAATCTGTCTTGGTTAGTTCTAAACTCTCTGTAGATGTCCCATCCGTCGAAACCACCCTGGAATACACAGGTGAATTTTCTAGAGTAAATAAAGTAGTAAGGACTTTCTTGCGAAGTAGGTTCAGAATCAAAACTTGCAACACCGCAATCGAATGCTGGAGTTCCACTAGTGACCTGTGAATTAGCAATAGTAACAACAGTTGCTCCAGAGTCCATGTGGAAACCTTTAGTTTGGTAATTCCAAGGTTCTGAAGTTGTTGCCAAATCCCAACCAGTAACTGGATTTTTTCTTCCTTTGTACTGCAGTAAGTCAGTATCAATTCCGAATTGTGAAGAAATACCCAAGTAAGTTCTTCTTACGATGTCACCAGATGAAGTAACGATATTTGCACCACCAGCAGTAGTTCCGAAAGGTGGGTCATAAATTGTTTCACCAGGGAAGAAGTATTTGGTTTTGATAATAGGGAATGGAGACGGGTTAGTTGCTGTCTCGTAAATTCTCTCTTCAAGACCATAGAATCCACATGGTAAAGCGTCAACAGGATATTCATCCGACATTTCCACCATTATGTATGCAGAGTTCAAAGGATATTCACCATCAACAGAGCCAATTTGTTTTCCAATGAAGCTGTTTTGTGATGGGTCCATTGTACAGTTAGTGTATTTTTCATAAACAACTGGGTTAGCGTCGGTATCAAAGAAATCACGAACCAACACATCAAATGTTCCATTGTTGAAAGAAATGTTTGCGATTGAAATCTTAACATCTGTGTTAGCGGAATTACCATCACTGATAGTCATAAATCTGAACAAGTTGTAAACTTTGTTACCACGAAGTTCAGATACAAAGTAAGGTGTCTTTGGTGTTTGGTACTGGTCAAGGAACCATGCAATAGAAGTAGTTGAAGCCTTATCACGAGCTTCAGGAAGTGCAATCAAATCACACTTAACACCACGAACATATCCTTTATTGTAACCATAGTTCAACATACCCAAGTAAGATTCCTCAACGTAAATTGGAACTTCTTGTCTTGGTTTAGAGAAGTTAGCAATTCCAAGAACTTTTGTAATGTAGTTTGCATTTGTAGAATCAAATGATGTATCGAAAGAGAAAGTATTACCCTCGTAGGTTACACCACTAAGTTGGAATGTTGCAAATGGACTTTGTGAAATTCCAGAGTATGCCCCTGTGCAAATCAAGTCCAAATCAGTTAGACCAGTAACTTGGTACTGAGGACCATGTAAATTAGAACTATAAACTGAGATACCACGTGAACGAATTGTTGCAAGAATCAAATTATTCCATTCGGTATATGCTGTACCAGAATAAATGTAAGTTTCCCCTGTAATTGTACCAGAGAAAAATCCTGAAGCGCCCGTTACAAAGTTGGTTACATCATAATACCAAGAATATCCAGAGTAACTATTGTTGGTTGTTACATCAAAAGTAGCATAATACCAAGGGTCGTTTGTTCCAGAACTTAAATCAGCAGAATCAAGACTCAAGTTATTGCAACCAAAAATGTTACCAAGATTAGAGAACTGACCACTCAATGGGGTATAATCTGAAGTTGGAATAGAACCGTAGACATTTGCTGTTGAAGCAGAAAGAGTGGTGTTACCTGAAATATCCAACATGAACCCGAATAAGTCTGCATTGTAAGTTGAGGTTGAACCATCCGTCAATGTATATTGTGTTGACAATGAGTTTGAAACAAGCGCAGGTAAACCACTACCAAAAGTAAGAGTCGAACCGGAAGTATATCCAGTAAAGTTAACTGTGAATGTTGTTCCAGGCGTGCCAGTGTTAATACCAACAGTGCTGCCATTTACGTTAGCAATAGCTTGTAAACTCCAAGAAGGACCTGCGTCGTATCCTGATAAACCAAGGATACGAGTAACAAACAATTGATTTGATTGTTGCAAGTAGGCTTTGGCTATGTAAGCTGCTTCGTACTTTGGAATTTGTGTGTTTATGAATTTTGTTGGTATAGTACCACCAAAGAAAGTTTGGAACTCATCAAAGTTAGTGATGAAGATAGGTTCGAAGGCAGGCCCCTTTTGAGTTTCACCCACCAAACCCAAAGTAGTAACACCAACACTTTGAGCAACAAACGATAAATCAGTTTCTGATGTGTAAACCCCTGGGGACACAAAAACTTTTTGGTTTGCTTGAGATGTTAATTGAAAAAACATTTTTTAATTTTTCTTATTCGGTTTTATTTTAATGATAAATATTTGATTTAAACACAAAAAACTTGACTTTTAAGTATGTATTAGTAAGCAGTATG